CATAGGGTTTCCACTGGCAAATCCACCGGCGGCTGCTACGACACCGGAGAAGTTTCCGTTACCGCCGGAAGCAATTGACCCAGTTACCGTTATCGCTCCCCCCACATTCAGATTCATTTGAATGAGAACATCTTTACCAAATGTGCCATTGTTAGTAACAAAAAGAGACCCATACACTGAACAATCTTTATCAAAAGCAATTGATTGCAAAAATAGAGAGGGCGCCGGATTTTCTGGACTTTGTCCAAACCCTTGAGCTTGTACAAAAGTAGGGTCGTAGTTAACTGTTGTCATTTTAGGCTTGGGTGTTAGTGGCTTGGATTATTTGATCGGATACCCCTCCAGTGGCTTGGCTTAACTGTGACAAGGCTTGTTGCTTAACAAAACCCAACACATTTTGAAGCATCTTATTAAAGTCTATGCTAAATCCCTGGAAAGGTAAGATACTGCTGAGACCCGGAATGGTTATCCCAGCAATGGGGGGAATTTGACCTGTAATATTAGCTGTGAAACCGTCAGAGTCCCGTATGAAAGTAAGAGCCTCGTCTTGGTTTGTAACCGTTGGAGGAACCGCAGGGAGCGGCTCATCTTTACTCATTGGAGAGGGAAACCATTGAACCTTATCACCATATGGGTTGCCGCGAGGGTCAGTTCCATACGCTGAATACTTGGCCATTTCCGCCGCTGAAGTTGGGAATGTAAAATCCCAGCCAGTGACTGCCTTACCGGGAAAAGGTTTGTCTCCACCCGTATCTGTGTAGGCGGTGGTATCGTTAGCTCCGGCATGACCATGCTGCATATCTATGTGACGCACCCAGAGATACTTCCCGCTTCTTTGTAGGCACACGCATAACCAGTCATCCCCGTATGGTCCTGCTTTTTCTACTACGGTGCAACCATGATTTTCTTCACAAGGTTCAGGTAGTTTCCCTGCCTCGTAAATCGGCATCCGGGTCATTGAGCTGTTGTTTGGTTGCTTGTACTCTTTGCCCGCCTCACTTGTTAACATTTGAGGGTCATAGACCACATCGCCAAGTATGGCATACTGGTACTGGCGGTTCGAAATAATAATATTGCACCTTTTTCCTTTCATGCCTGCAGGTTGTCTACCCTTGAAAGATGGAGACACATCAATCCAGTGCGATAGTTGAGGAGTACCGTCTGAAACCCTTTCCTTTGAGGACTCGTTAGCTCCTAAAACTTGAGGTATTTTATGGTTAAAGTCATCAAAGAGGACTCTGACCCTTCCTCTGTACTCTGGGTCCTCAACATCGTATATTGTGGCACGAACGCAGGAGTTGGGTAATCCTGCGTACTTCATGTTTGACTCTGCCGCCTGCTGCATCACTGCAAACTGTTGGATCAGTGGTAGAGTTCTTCCCTTGGGCACAAACATTTTTTCACCTTACGAAACGTGGAACATTCCGACGGGGGCGGATAAGCTCACCCACTTTGTTGGGTTCAGGGTTAACATGAAATTTTACCTCTGGCTTCTTTTCAAGGGGGATACTTGGTGTTTTTCCCCCAAGTTCAGAGATTTCAATTTCCTTGGTTATTGACTCCGGCATTTCCTTTTTAGTTTCTTCAACCTCCACTTTTACAGGTGCTTCGGACTCTATGGGATTTTTTTCAACAACTGTTTCTATTTCAGGTGTCTTTTCTTCGGGGTCTGCTAGGGAGAAACCATTTCCCGAAGGAGGTCTTTTTCGGGTTGTCATACTGGTTGGTTGAACTAACAGTTTTTACCCTCAACCCGCCAAAGGCACAGTTCTAGGAAGAACATAGAGAGACTTCTGGTCTTTCGGGTAACGCAATGTTGCTTCTTGTTGCACATCGAAGAAACCATCTTCAGCCGCAGAAGCGTCAGATACAAAGTAAGCGTAGCCAATTTTGTAGTGATTAGAATCAACACTGTACGAGGATGGTGAGTGTTCGCAGGTGGGCGGAATTTTGTAAATACTGGCGTCCCACACGGGAGCATCTACCCGGTCTACTGCTCCATCAACCAAGTCATTGGTTAAAAAACCCGAGAGTTGCTGACAAGCATTTATATTTACATACATTCCCTCCCAATCCCCATACCCTGAACCAACCGGTAGAGTAACATTTGCTTGGCGGTTGTGGAGAGGGTCGTAAGACACGAGTGTACCCTCGTAGTACCCGTCATGAGCATGCTCACCATCTCCCGCCGGAAAAAATCCAGAGTTCAGGTACTCACCAGTTTCTAATGAGTTGAAGTAAGCTATATTGGAGTATAGGTATGGCTCAGCATAAACGTACGTGTAATCTGGTATGGGTTGGTTATACAAAAACAACTCTTCATAGACCACCGGAAGATTCTCCTCTGGAGGGCATCGCATAAACTCAGCCATTATTGAAGAACCCCAATACCCAAAATCCTGACAAACTAGGGATACCTTCTGCCAAACAGATTCGTTTCGACCGTAGTTCAAAGGAAGACGAATAAAATACCGTTCCCAGTTAACCAGGTTAGGCCCATTGTTAACGTCTGCTAAAAGTGGATTTATGTAGTTGTCCTCCAACAGGTGGGTGATTTTGCCAGCCCCTTGAAGATCTTGGGTCTTCCAAAGCCTTAAAGGAGTCTCAGCATCTGCAATACTGGGTGTAAGGCTATAGGCAGCTCCTCCAAAGACAAGGTCGGATATGTCTTCAATGTAGGTGCCTTCCAATGAGTCTGAAATTGTGATCACGGGCAATTGTGTCTTACCGCCAACCGTTATTGGTGTGTACGTGAACACAAAGTCTTTAGTTCCGTCGTCATACACGTACCTTATGGTGTAGTCTCCATTGGAGTAGTCAAGACCATACTTTAAGGGAGACCCGTCTGCGTAGAACATAACAGAGGTGACATCCAAGGAGTAGGTGGGTGGACCACTCAAAGACTGCAGATTCACAGAGACCCATGCATTCTGAATAAAGATGGAGGCTGCCCGTGCAGAATACACAGGGTTGTTATAATCCCACCACATTTCTCCTTGGTTCTCGTAACCATTGAGAGATGTGTTTGAGATGTACCTCAGCAGAGAGTCGGGGGACACTTCCCAATTTCCCTGTTGATAAAACTGTGTTACAACTGCAGGTACTGGTTGAAGAACCTCAAAGTTTAAGTTGGAGACCCTGTAAGAAGAAGAGACAGGGATAAGTCCAGTCGCATCTGAGATAATACAGGGTACTTTCATAGGCAGGACAGTGGCCGCAGTCTCAAACTCAGTCACCGTTGAAAAACTAAACTGCAGGGGGGTCCAGTAGGGGGACCCTATTTCTTTGTAGAGGTACAACGATGGGGATGAGGCTATGGTCCCACTCAACCCAATAATGTTCTCACCAGTTGTAAGCCCAACGCAGTCAAGAATTAGTATGGTGGTGTTATCTGGTATTGTTGGAGCAGCAACAGAAAATGAGGGCACATCTGGATAGACCAGTGTGGCCACTATGTTTGAGTATGGCTCCTGTCGATAGTCAATCTCAACCCAAGATGCACAACCCTCACTGTAAGGTGCATACCAAACTGACAAGACCCCCGTGTTAGGGTTCCACCACAGGTCACCATTATTGGGGTCTCCGGGTGCGGTAACATCGTGAGGGGTGAGTTGAGAGTAAACCTTTTCCACTATGGTGTTGAAGTTTAATGACCGAGACACCGTTGGAAAAATCAGGGCGTTCTCTTCTGACACCCCATGAATGGACAAACTATCAAAGGCCAGATTATATGGTAATGGCCCACCTTTATTTCCCCAGGCACCTGTAAAAAACTTTGCAGTCTCAACATCTCCCCAGTCAGAACAATCAGACCATCTTTGGATTACAACAGGAGTGGATACAGTGATTGGGGTAGTGGAATTCGAATAGTCCCAGCAGAGGAAAAAAGTAATCGGTGCAGAAGTGGTTACAAGAGAAGGAGGGATTTTTATGTACCACTTACTTACACCACTGTCATAACTGGGATATATATCTGGTGTGAGACTGGTCAGATTGAACTTAACATATACCGGTTGGTTGAAGTAGTATACAGAGTCCGCAAATAGAGAAATACTCTTGTAAGGGAACTGACTCTGAGTGTCGTATGATGGAAACAAGGTCAAAGTTGAGCCCGTAGCGCCCACCAGAAAAGACGCATCACCAGAAATTCCTACCTCGGGACGGTAGAAAGGAGCTGGCTTAAGACTGGGGACTATGAATTTCAGCTGTTCATTGGCTGCTATCTGGTCATAGAAACTTTGAGGCAGTGGACCAAGACTAATGATAATAGTCTCACCCTCCCTTGTCAAACTTTGAATGCGGTACTCATCAAACCCTAGAATAACTTTCTCAATATTGAGTGGATTCCCTTCACCTATGGCAGGTACTTTATCAATAACTATCGTGTCATTCCAATTCCTGACTTCGAGGATACGAGGAATTACGAAGCCATAATACACACCAAATGACCCATCGAGCAACTGTCTCTTCTGGTCTGGGGTTTCTGGCAGATTTGTCCAGTAGTTGGGGCCATTCCACCCCAACATTTGAGCCAGGAAGTCGAGTTGCCCATTGACACGAGATTCCACAAGAGCAATATCTGAAGACTGCTCCGATGTGACATACGGGCTTGTATAGTTCCGAAGTTCAAATTCATTCGGGTTGAAAGTAGCAGTCTCAAAAGTCATTTCACACAATCACTATGTTTTTACTTGCCAGACCCAGGTATTCCTGTTTCATGCATGTTGGCGGACTCATCCAGGTTGTGGGATAGTCTAACACCTGCTCATACAGGTTAATTAAGTTGTCATCGAAGAACTTTGTCAACCAGTCGGAGATGGGGACGTAATCTCGGTGAATTATAAAGCGTATGTCCTCAACTGAAACAACCTGAAAGTCTTTACTAACCGTTATGTTGGCAAGCGGGCAGTAGGTGCCAAGACTTGGGACTTTTTGCCTGGGGTGGATTACCAGCGAGGCTCTGGTCGTAGGTCCCGAAGGTCTTTTGAGCAGAGTGACAGCACCTGAAACAGTGATACTCTGTATTGACACACTTTTGTCAGACCACACCACCTTCCAACCTGTGTTAAAAACCGGCGAGGACATTTTGAACTCGTAGTAATACCCACTGGCGTCTACCGAAGGTTTTATGGTCTGCTGCAAGACAGACACACCCCCAGAAGTAATGTAAAACAAAGATGCGGTGGCCGTTGAGGAAACACCGGAAGGACAACGTAAAGTTATGTTAGAGTAGGCCGCTCCCAGAGTACTTTCCCACTGAATATAACTTTCAGTAGGTTGAACATACGCTGGAAAGTAAGTATCTGTGGGTGACCAAAAAAGGGTGGTTGTGTTTAGGAAAGCGTTCAAGTCGGAAAAACGCCACCCCACAATACTACTGGTACTAGAAGTAATAGTCAGCGGTTGGCCAGTGAGTGCAAAGTTTTCAACAGTGTACACTTTTTGTTGAGGTTTATCATCATAAACCAACTCATAACCAAGGAAGTAAGACCCTGCCCCTAACTCCAAGGTCTCTAAATTTATGATTGCAGGATAGACCTGAGTCCCCCCCTTACTCCACACTATTCTTCCACCTCTGATGACTAAGTCCTTCTTTGAGTCTGAAGCAGACACAAACATGGAGGTAGATCCCTCACTATTCTCTGTGAAAGGAACATACACATACCCGATTTTTTGAAGCTCTGCCCTTACTGCAGTGTTTGGCGGGGAGACGATGTTAAAAAAGTCAATCTGGTAGGTCTCACTAACCGCAGGAAGTCTACGGTATATTGGCCTACCACCCGGCACCCACTCAGTGGGACGAGATTGGAGACTTTTGGCAATTATGTACTGGGGAGAAGCAAGGTTGGCAGTCACAACTGATGCTGTGGTGACTACTTGCTGAACACCGCCGTTAATAGGTATCAACTGCTGTGACATGTTTACAAGTTCAGTGTACCCTCACCATAACTGGGAGGGCTGTAAGGATAGGTTGTACCGCTGAACCAAGATAGCTGGGGGGCAACTAAAGCTGAAGAAGTGTTCTCCCAGACAAATGTACTCTGGTTATAGGAGTTGCTGAACCTTCCCTTATCCTTAGGAATCAAGGTAATCTGAGCCACCCCTAGTTTAATGGCAGAAATATCTCTACCAAGTTGGGACAGTATGGGTTGCTCACATACGTACTTGTCTACATACCTTAGGAGATTTCCAGCGTACTCTTGAATACGAGCCGTATTTGTTACGGTTGTTTGAGTCCAATTAGTTACCGTTGACGCGGGGGTAAATGCTCGCATCACTCTGTATATATTCCTGCCATCTTCAGCCAAAATAGTGTCTTCAGCAAAGTTTACATAGGTAGGGTTGAAATAAGGAATATAGTTTGTTATGGGAATCTCGTTTGTAGGTCCTTCTTCGGTGAGAATAAATGTACCATTGTTTTTATAGATATAGAACTCAAACAGAGGGGTTACATTAGTTGTCGCAGTGTAGGATAACACGCTGGATCCCTGTCGGAAAAAAGTACGATCCCCCCGGAAAAAGGTAAACATCCTGGTAGGGGACTTAACCAGAGTTGAAGGGGATTTTAACTGAGCAACTAGCTGGTTGTATTGGTTAGTGTTTATGTACAAAGGAAGTATCAGGCCTTGACCAACCATTAAACCAGCGTCTGTACTTGTGGGCGTAAAGTAAGAGGCGGCTATGTAATACTCCGGAATGGAGCTAGAACTTTGACGATACTCAAGGTACTGTCCCGCAGGGAAACGTGGATTGTACTTGGCTATGGGTAACCCTCCGTCTCCATTTTGCACTACCACCTCTTGAATTATCTTCTGTGTAACTAAAGAATCAAAGTATACACTAACTGTTAGGTTGTTTGGCGCATAAGTGAAAGGTTCAACAACATAGGCATACTTGTTAACCACACCTTTGGTCAGGTCAACATAGTTGTAGAAGGGATCGGCCACAGGGTCAGGCCCAGAGCCCACCTGGGGAGTATAGACCCACGTTCCTTGGGCATAAGATGTTCCAGGGGTTAGCATGACAGGCACAATCGGTGAGCCCAGAACTGTCGCGGCCTGGGCACCTGTAATGTCGTTTGTGGAAGGTTGAAGTGTGAAGTTTTGGGCAACAACCCAGACAAAAGTCCCTGGACGTTTGCTAACAACAATAGACGAAGTTGAGTCAGGTACGAACTCATCAGCAGCATAGTCGTATTGTACAATTTGTGGTGTGTAAGCAGAGCCAGTGGTTGCCACATAGATGTTGCCAACAGCCCAAGGACTGTATGTCATTGCTGCTGAAATTTTGTCAGGAATTAAAGATGAAATATACGAAACGACACCAGACTCTACAGTAATGTTTTCAAGAACTACGTGAAGCTGTCCATCTCCTCCTAAGTTTGTGTCCCAATAAACTACCTGCCCTTTCAAGTAAGTGCCTGGTAGGAGACTTTGTATTTGCTGAAGTTGCAAATTTCCATATATGGTTTGATCTTGTTTAACAATGGAGTAGGGGGTGAAGTCTTGAATGACAGGGTAGTAGAGAGTCAGAGGTAGACTGGTTTGAACTAAATCATTCTGCTTTAAGATTTCCCCTTGAGGGTCAAAAGCATACACCTGAGTATAAGTTGCTGCTGAAGAAGTGAGTAAGGGGGGAGTATTGTAGGCTGCTGTAATGTCAATATGAGGGTTGAGAAAACGCTCTGTCGTTGGAATGGTATTGTCAAAAGCAGCGTTCACGTCAGAGACTGTGGGGTCAATGACTGGGGAGAACACAGAACCCGGTGTAAAAATACCAAACAACCTATCCCTGAAGTTTAAGGAGGTGTCCCGAAGGTTAACCCCGTATGCGCTGTTTGCGTCTATGCTTAGTGTAATGTCATACTGAACTTGGCTTAAAGTGAAAGGGTATAGATGACCTTGATTTTCAACTGGAACTGAGTAGTTGACTGCTGTCTGACCTCGCTCAAGTTGAACTTGAGTAAGCTCTGTGCCATCCGGACCAAGAACAAAAAAAGAAACTTGACCGTTAGGGAGAAGGTAGTCAGTAAGGTAGTTGTATGTCCCTTCATTGGGACGATTGGGTTGAACCGAGGTTAAAGTTCCGGCCCCGTAAAAGTCCTCGAAAAAACCTTGCCAATCCTCCTGGGTTACCGGATTTTTGCGACGAATCAGAGTGAAAAATCTTTGTTGAACCTCATCGTAGGTTTCGACGTCTGACCCACCAACCGCCGGTTCCGGGTTTGTTACGGTCAGACCCGGTATTCCAATAGAAGGTGCCCCGGTGATTGTGTTGGCAGCGCAGTTGAACTCACTCCCAACGTATTGAGAGGCAACTGTCACACGAGTGGTGGACTCTCCTGCCGGTATTGTGTAAATATCTGTGGTTATGAATGTTATTGTCTGACCACCTGTTGAGTTAAAGTTACTCGTAAAAGGTGTTCCTGACGGTATGACAGTGTCAGTGTTGCTGGGGGAAATGGAGACGACGAGTTGAGCGACAGATGCGGTCCCAAGACGACGCATCGCCCCTAGGAAGGGTCCGATCCAGTTTATCAGAATTTCTTGCGGAAGTTGGTTGGCCCAGAAAAGAAATTCCCCCTGTGCAAATGCCTGTCCCTGAATCAGGGCGGCTAGGGGATTGCCGGACGAAAAGTCATTTAATGTTTGATTTGAAGCGTCGTAAACAACTTGCGAAGCCGCCTGAACTATCTCGGCTTCGTTACGCGGATCAATTGAAACAGACGGTAAAGGAGCGTAGCGAGCCACAGTGGTGCCCTCCTACAGGGGACAAGGGGTGTTACTCCCCCCATCGTAGTTATTACAACCAGGGGAAACAGATGAGTAATAAACCCCATTGTTGATTTCTAGACTTTCCAGAGCGTTATCTACCCACTCATCAACCGCTTTTTTAGTAACTAAATCCTCAGGGTTTAGGGCCCCCCAGCGTTGGGGGATGGTGGAAGGTGAGGCTCCACCGGCATTGTCATACTTGCTATTTGTTGTGAAACTCTTCGGGGCATTGGCGATAACATTAGAGGGGTTACCAACAAGGGTTGGGTCGTACCCAAAACCCCAGGGCCCTGTTACAACTTTACTGCCGCTAATTGGAATGCCAGACTGATAAACCCCATTTAGGGTTAAGGGTTGGTCTGTCCCTAGGGTAATATACCGAGCATCGAGACCGTTTGATCCGGAGATGACAAGAGAGCTTAGACCCAGCGGGGGGTAGTGCCAATCCAGGTCTTGGCCATCGAAGTATATTTGTTGGGCACCGTTTAGCCACTGGCTTGTAACGATGACGCCACTAGAAAATGTCGTCTTTGCCATGAATCCCTATTGGACTGGATGCTTTCAATGCTTTTACCCTACACGCATTTGCCTCTGCGTAAGTGCTGTGAGAGGTTTCCGGGATTCATGGGTTTGCCACAGTTGGGGCATGGTTTCACTGTATTCACAATTCTTGTCATAGTCTCTGACTTTATTTCGCTCGTTCTGAACGCTGAATCAGACATTTTTTTACGTGTTTCCAGGGTGCGGGATACATCAACTCTGTTGTGGTTAGCATCTCTACCTGTTTCTGTATTAAATCTGTCCTCCTTCCTACGGTTGTAGCACCACTTGTTGCCCACATAGATTTCCAAGAGCGATGCCTCGAATTCCCTGTCATCTGACTCATCCTCAGAGTGCTCCCAGACAAACGATTCAGGGTCTGCCTGTAGGTGTTTTCTAAACTCGTTGTAAGGACTACCAGCGTGGTGATTACCTATGCGATTCATGTAACCACAGTAATTTTTTGAGGATCCAATATAAAATTGTCCAGTCTTGGTGTTAATTGCGGTGTAAGTAATCATAAAAAATGCCCTCAGGAATAACCTGAGAGCATTATAGCATATACTACGTAAAGTAAAGTCCAGTAACTATGTACGGGTCCAATAATTTATCGTAAATTCAACCTCAATGTTTTGAACGTTTCCTGACTCACGGTCAACATCTGCTGTCATGATGTGCATGAATTGACACTCATAGCAAATGTACTGACCGCCACCAACCGCACCACCGTCACCGACACAGTCGGTAGGAGTAATCGTGATGGTGACTGGGTTACAGTTGTAGTTGATCCAGAACTTTTCAAGATCTTTGAAGATCACAGGATCGTAAGGGGCACTGAGAGTAACATTGTCTGCCTTACGGGGACCACTTACATGGAACAAACGGTTGCCCGTCCCGTTAGCATATTGTTGGACTTCAGCAGAGTCTTTGATGCCGCTAAATTTGGTGAAGACCGCTGTAAAAGTAGGTCCTCCAATTGCAGAAAACGAAACCGTATACTGCGCTTTTGTTAATGGACGAAGAATAGCCATGAAAACACCTCCTTAGTATTCCTTCCTAATCAGGACAGGATGTCGGTGACCATAGCTCCCGAACCGATAGCACCAGTGGCACCAAGGCCAACCAGGTTGATGATACGCTCAACAGTAATTTCAGCACGAACCACACGACGCTCACGGATGTAGTACTCAGGACGAACGGCAGGGGTGCCGGTCAGCTGATAGGTGTAAGCAAAGGCGGGGGTAGCGGCGTTAGCGCCACCAGCGGGCATAACACTGTCGCTAGGACCATTCGGGCTGTAGAACAACAGGATGCCGTTCTCAGGGAACACAGGTTGCAGAGTACCGTCATCTGCCAAATAACGACCTTCGCCAACACGCAGACCACGCTCAAGACCGAAGTAACGGGCGAGCATGTCGGTGTCGATGCTGTCAGCAGTTGTATACTTGATACGCTCAAGGATCGCACTGTTGGTCAGCAGTTGGTCAAACACGGCGGTTCCGAGAACCATCGAGTTAGGACGGATACCGATTTGGTTGGCGACTGAACGCTTGAGGCTCAGAACGTCTTCAATCGGGTTAGAAGTAGCGGAAGACCAAGCAGCAGGGCCAGAGGCAGCACCGTAAGCGGTGTTGAAAGTGGTCCAAGTCAGGAATCCCAGACCGGTTTGTGAACCAGCGGCGGGAATCGGATCTTCGTAAGGGTTGTAGCCAGGAACAACGGTAACGGCTTGAGAAACGCTATACTCGTAAGCGTTCATCAGGCGGGACATAGCGTTGCGAGTTTCAATCGCACGCAGGTCAACCTGAGCGGGACCTTCACCGGCGTTCTCAATAACTTCTTCAGGAAGTTCCCAAGCCACGACTTCTTGTTCCAGAGCATAAGGCTCGGAATCGTAACGGCTTTGAACATAAGGAATGTTCGTACCGTATGCACGACGGAAGTCGTTGATGGCGAACTGCTCTTTGCCGAAGCGCAGGATGCGACCAGCACGAGTAGGGGTGTCAACAACAGGAGCAATAAAGTTGGCGATATTTGTCGCCGGAAGCATGAAACCTTGGGCCAGCGTAGTCAGGATAGGATCTACGCCCGCATAGGTTTGCGAGAGATTCATCATGGGAGGTAAACTCCGAAATTAGCAATTTGTCTTCAAATGGTTGCAACCAGGGTTGGGACTTACACCAAAGGATGCCCAACCACCTAGTTATCAGGCGAATGAAACGAGGACGAGGTTGCGACCACCAATGGTAACAATCTCGCGGATGCGAGGAGTCGTGCCATCAAGGGTAACAGCGGTGCCACCCAAACGAGCTTGACCAGCGGCGTTGATAGCCAAAGGAGCGTTCAGGTTGGCATTGGTGAAGGGGGAAGCAGTATCTTGCTCGACCAGAAGCAGACCGGAAGTTGCCACAGTCAGTTGACGGGCAGTTTGGGGTTGAACTGATGCGAAAGGCATGTAAGCCTGGTTGATACCAACGATGGTTGCCTGAGCGGCAGCAGGGTTGAAAGCATCGCCAGGAGCGGCGTAGTTAGGGCCAGCCCAGGTGGCATAGCTAACAGCACGGAGTTCGCCAACATCAACAGTGCCAATAGCGCCAGCTTGGTTGTTGGCAGGTGCTTCCCAGGTTTCTGCGTAACGGATGTACTGCTTTCCGTAGATAGGTCCAGTGTTAATCGTCATTTTGTATCTCAGATAGAGGTCTTCAATTTAGTTTGCTCTAGGGATAGTTTTTTACCTAGTTTGCATGTTAGGTTTTTACCCTAACGGTATTCAATATCACAACGACACCGGTCATAGCACCGACATCCTTTTCCAGGCATAGGCAACTCGCCTATCGGAGCCCAACCAGCGCCATCATATCTCTTACAATCAATACAAGTTTTCTTGTCTCTTTTTGCTATCCTACGCATTTCTTTGAATCCTAAGTCTTGGGATACCATGTATTGCCCAAGATTGAAGAAAGAAAAAGTGGGAGAAGCAATATATCTAGAAACTCGTGAGGCCAAAGAGGGCCATGTTTGACCTTGAGCAAGTGATTTACTGGC